TGCAGAGAAATCTGTTCAGGCTCCTATTGTTCTTCCTTCTGACGTTCAAGAACTTATGCTTGGTGGCGATGCGGTTATCCGCACAAACAACCCAGCGGGCGTTCGTCGCGTAGAACTAAACTTACCGCAAGGTGCATTCACAGAACAGACGCTTCTTAATCAAGAAATGCGTGTAGGTGCACGTTACCCTGAAGGACGTACAGGTAACATTGATGCATCTGTTGTCACAGGACAAGGCGTGCAGGCTCTTATGGGTGCCTTTGATACCCAAGTTAAGTCTGCTCAAGCAATCTTTGCTAGCGCTCTTCGTGACGTTATTCAGATTTGTTTTGAAGTAGACGAGAAGATTTTCCCAGATTCTAAAACAATCCGTGGCGTTGATTCTGGTTCGCCATATGAAATTACTTATAATCCTTCCAAGGACATCAAGGGCGACTACTCAGCCGATGTTCGTTATGGAATGCTTGCTGGTTTAAATCCAGCCCAAGGTCTTATCTTTATGCTACAGGCTCTAGGTGGAGGACTTATCTCCAAAGACCTTGCTATGCGTGAACTTCCATTCACAGTTAACGTCACGCAAGAACTAGAGAAGATTGAAGTTGAGAATATGCGTCAAGCATTGCTTGGTTCTTTGACTGCATACACTCAAGCAATTCCTGCTATGGCAACACAAGGCGGAGATGCTAGCGATGTAGTTCGTAAGATTGCTGCAGTGATTAAGGCTCGCCAGAAAGGCGTAGCCCTTGAAGATGCGATTGAAGAAACCTTCGCACCTGCAGAACAAGTTCCTTCTGCTGGGGCTACCGAACAAATGGTTGAGCAACCGTCCCCTGCTCCCTTAGGCGCTCCAGCAGAAGGCGCTCTTCCTGGTGAAGCACCAGTAGAATTACCACCTGCTGAGGCTGCTCCAGATATTCTAAGTCTTCTCTCGAGCATATCAGGGGCTGGTGAAGCAAACGCAAGCGTAAGAAGTATTCGGCGAAGATAATTTAGGAGGGGACACGTGACAACAATTATCGGCATTGAATATGACGACCACAGCGTAATTGTTGCTGACAGTCGTGTCACCGACGATACTGGTCGTATATATGCCCATAAGGTGATGAAGAAGATATCATCACGCGGGGCGTTACTAATAGCAGGAGCAGGCGAAGTAGCCCCTTGCGACATAGCCCAGAACGTTTGGATACCACCTCAGTTTACAACAAAAGACAAAAAAGATATTTATCGCTTTATGATTACTAAGGTGATGCCATCTCTACGCAAATGCTTAACTGATAATGGTTATAACTTTGATGAAGATAAAAAAGATGGGACAAGATTTCAGTTCTTGATATCAGTCGGTGGAGAACTTTTCGACATAGACGAAGACCTATCGGTAATGAAGAACGAAGACAATATGTATGCCATAGGCAGCGGAGGTTCTTTTGCCTTAGGTGCTCTATACGCAGGAGCAGAGCCTATGCAGGCAATGGAGATAGCCTCTAAGGTAAGTGCTTATTCAGCACCTCCATTCTACGAAGAGATTCAATACAAATGAAAAAATTTAATAATGCTATAGATAACGCAATGAGAATCCTTGCTGAAGAGTTAGAGGATTCAGATAGCCAGATATGCACTGGCTGGGTATTGGTAAGCGAGTGGTCGGATTTTGAAGGCACTCGATATTTAATGACAGATGTTAGCGACAATATGAACCCTTGGTTAGCCAAAGGTATGCTGCAAAGCGCTGAAGAATATTCATATACACCAGAGGAGAAGTAATGGTAAGCGGAGGATTACGCCCTACTGCATCACAAAACAATCCTATGAGCGTTTCTGCTACTGGTGGCAATGGTCAATCAGGAAAGTTTGCAGCAAAGAAAACAGAAAAGGCTGCACAACTTCGTATGTCTGGACTTCCTCAAGGAGAAAATACTGCTGTGGCACAACAAATTAATCAAGGTGGCAACGTATCAACAACTGCGAATGCTGCTAATCCAGCATCAAAAGTTCCTAGCGGAATGGGACTTGCTGAACTTTTAGGTTCACTCGACCCTCTTGATTCTGAACCAGTTGAGTTTAGACCTATTTCTGATGGTGCACCTATTGGTGGTGGACGTGGAGAAGAGGCTCTTCCAAAGAGTTTAAATCCTGATAGTCGTCAAATTGAAAATGTTGAATTAATTCAAAGATATAGAAATGATTTAATTAACGCAGCACGTTTGCCAGGAGCGCCTGATTCTTATAAAAGAATGGTTAATGCGCTACTGCGGGAGATATTATAATGAGATGGATGGAGAATACATTCTTCGACCATCTTGACAAATTCGGTAACTCACTAGGTTACGAAAACTTTGGTATTGCTTTTATGTTGTCAATGGTTCCTTGGCAGAGCCCTACCGATAGAGATGATTTTATTAGAGAAATTACCAACGAAGATGTTAAGGGTGGAGAACCTTCTACTTTTAACCCAGAATATTTGGAGTTCTAAATGTCTTTTTGGAGTGACTTTAGAAAATCTTTTGGTGGCGACAAAGACGCTATGGAAAAAATTGTCGATAGACTTTCTCCTTGGAATATTGCTAAGAGGGCTTTACAGCAAAACACTAAAGATGTTTTAACTGGAGCAAAGGCTGTTGCTAGTGGAGTAAAGGCTATTGGTCAGGCTATTCCAGAGCCAGTTAGCCAGGGATTAAAATCGGCTTTGACTCAAGGTGGAAAAACTTTATCAGCAGCAACTGAACCTTTTCGTGCTATTGGTAAACAAGTTGCAGCAGGGCCTAGCGCAGCAGCCCTTGGCGCTGGAGCAAAAATAGGAACTACTCGTTTTGCCTCTCAGGTATCACGTGAGTCGGGTACTGATTTAAATGCTTTTCTTAAAGATGGTATGGCTGATTATGCAGCGCAAACTGCAGCAGAAGATGTTAATGTTTATGACCCATTATTACAAGTTGCTATTCTTGCTGAAGAAAAAGTATTTAGTCCTTATGTAAAACGCCCAATATCAACGGCAGCGTTGTTAACTGACCCAGAAAGTCCTTTATTTGAAGATGATGCCTACGGCAAAGGGATTCAGTTTAGTGATATCCAGACTGCATATAATCGAAGCAAAGATGTTTCTCTTGGTGTAGCCCTCACAAAGTCTTATCTAAACCCATTTCATATTACTGGAGTATCTGACGCAATTCTTGAAGATGGCGGAATAGATATTGACCGCGTTAACCTTTGGAATGATGCAGATATTGAGGCCAACTTTACCGATAACACTACAGGTCGCTGGCTTACTGGTTTCACTGATGCTTTAATTGGAAACGTAGCAGTTATGGGTTCAGTAAGCATAAGCCTTTCAGCAGCAAAGGCCGCAGCAAGAGCCGCTGGTCTAAGCAATAAACTTAATGTTTACGATGTGAATGCTCTTTCTAAATTAGAGAAACTAGCAGATGACCAAATATCTGGTAGGGAAACAACTGTGTTTGGCACTGATGTAGTTAATCTTGCGAATACAAAAGACATTGTTCTTATTAATAAGATTCTAAAGCCTCACACTAACAACCCTCGTTTAGCGGCTTTAGTTAAAGAAACTGAAGACCCTAACTTTGTTCGTGACCTTCTTCTTGCTGACAAGGGCTATGCCCCAGCAATAGAGCGCTTAATGCAGGCTAAGAAGGCTGACGATTTGTGGTATTTATCAGATGCTGCAGCAGAAATATCTGCAGAATTTATGAAGAATAACGTATATCGTTCATATAATAATCAGGCTCGTGAACGTTGGAGCCAAGCATTTGATGATGCAATTGCTAAGAATCCAGAGTCTGAACGTATCTTCAATGCTTTCTTACGTGATGAATTTGATGTTCAAACTGGCGCATTTCTACCTCAGCCTCGTGTGCTTGGTCAAGGATACAAACCAGTTGAGCCAGTAATTCCAATTGTTCGTGAAGCAGTAGCCAAAGTTCGCACAAGAAAACAAGAACTCGCTGCAGCGACAGAGGTTCGTGACTATAGCAATGTAGGCGGTATATCTCAGATTCTTATTGGAAGCGGTAAGCGCGGAGGCGCTGCAACTGCTCTAGTTCAGTTTGTTGGCGGTAAACTTCCACGTGGATTTGTAACTCATTCAGGTTTAAGACCTGGAGATGCAATAGAAGAGTTGAATGCTTGGCTAGATGATATTCCACTTTTTGCTCGTGGTACCAATGCAGTGCAACTTAAGAACGGTTCAACGATTACTGCTGCTGAGTATCGCAGAAATCTTATTGATAAAGTCTTAGTAGCAAGAACTGATGCAGAAAGAGAACTACTTTTTCAACAAGTAAACAAAGAAGTAGCAATTGATACTTTAGCAACAATGGGTCTTAGCCGTAATCAGGCCCAAGCATTCATTGACGAGTTTTCAGAAAACCTTACTAAGTATCACTCTGACCTTCGTCGTGATTCTTTTGCTATGGACCCAAGTGGTGTTCGCACCGTTATTGACCCACAGACTCAACGCCAACTTGCTAGTTCTACCCCATTGATTCCAGTAGGCAAGATTGTTCGTGAGGCTAGTTCAGTTAACGGCGCTCTTAGTCCAACAAAAATGAACTTTACTTCTGCTGGACGTTTCCTCTTTGAAGGCGGAAACAGAATATTTTCATTTGCTCAATTGGTTCGTCCAGCATATATTCCTAAGAACTCAATTTTTGAACCATTTAACGCAGCGCTTATGTCGCAAGGTTCTAAGTTTATTACTGATAGCACAGAAACTTTCGTTAAAAATACTTTATTCAATAATAGACAAAGATTTAATCAGTTGGTAAATAAGGCTAATATTAAAAGCACCGCTCGCCGCAAGGCTATTAAAGAAGAATATGCTTTGTTGACACAACAGTATGACAAGGCTGTAGATATAGTCGATAACGCTGTAGCCGAATGGGTTGAGTTTTTTGTTAATACTGGGGCTCGCTCTCCAGTAACTAGGGCAGAGAATGCTGCTCAAGTAGCAGATGACCTTCGTGCAGCAGAACGATTGATTAATAACCTAGAAGGAAGAATGCGCCAAAGGGCGCGAGAGTTTGGTCTACAAAGAGAAGAAGTTCCAACTCTTTATGGTTTGATTCGCCGAGTTCAATATCTTAAGACATTAAAAGACCCTAAGATTGCTGGCGAAATCCGTGCTGCAGAGTTGGCTATTACCAGGGCAGCAGGAGATATTAACACTTTAGCCCCTGACCTTAATACAGTAAATGCTGCAGTTAAGAATGCTTATGATGATATTGATGCATTACTGGTTTCTATGGGCCCAACCCGCAAAGAACTTGCTGATGAGTTTTCTGTTGTAGACAATGCCAGAATTCGCAGACGTGGAAGCCAAGAAGAAGAAAATTATGTTTTAAGTAATGGACAAACTGTTCCACTTCCTCGTCTTGAAAATCAGAATCATTTAGGTACCGCTTACAAGGCTGAAATATCTAACCGTAATACACGCGAAATAGAAATACTTGGTGATAAACAGTTCGCTACTCGCACTCAAATGCTTGGTCGACGTACCGCTAATGGCATAACCGATGTTACTAATCCATTGTATTTTGATGAACTAGCATATACAGTTAATAACTATATGCGTGGAGACCAACTGATTGACCAGATTCTTGCTGGTCGTTCTCGTGACGAGATTATTCAAACTTGGGGATTAAAACGCCCAGGGCGTGCTTATGCAGATGAGTTCGGCAGAGATGCTTCAGATATCATAGATATTATCGATGACCAGATTTCATACGTTAATCGTTATCTACCGACCCTAGAGGCAAAGGCTGCTGCGCTCCAAGGTGAAGTTCGCGGTAATCAATTAGCCCAATTGCTTGGCGATAAACTAGATAGATTAACTCCGATTAATCCACTCGAGAATAAATACGCAACGCCTCTTATGCAGGCCAAAGGCTTCTTAGATGGATTCGACAGGCTAACAGGTAAAGCCTGGTCTGCTCTTTCTGCTCCTGAAAATTTAATCCGTTGGGCTTGGGGTAGTGTAGAGTTAAAACAACGCACAGCGCAAAAACTAGAATTATTAGCATCTCAAGGCTATGATATTACAACAGGAACTGCTAACTCTGTTCGCCAAGCAGCAGCGATTGAAATGGTTAAAGAAGCAGAGAAGACATTCTATTCGATTCGTCGTCAGAATAGAGCGTTGTTTGCAGCCCGTACAGTTCTTTCATTCCCCGCAGCATCTGCTAGTGGTATTTATCGCTATACTCGTTTTGCTGCTAAGGCACCTCAACGTATGTCTGGATTCCTTAACTCTTACTATGGAATATATAATTCCTTTGGTGTAGATAAATACGGAAATCCAGTTGAAGATGTTTTAGACGCAGAATATTTAATGATTCCAGGAACCAAAGAACTTGGATTAAAACAAGGTCAAGGAGTTATGGTTGGAACTAGAGCCATAAACTTCCTTGCTAACTTTGCTGGTCCTTCATACATAGTTCCTGCTGCCCTTGGGCAGGTATTGGCTCTTAAACCTGGCAACGATGAAATTCTTAGAAAATCAATTAATGAAACATTAGGTAAACTACCTGGATATTCTTATGAAGAATTATTTCCATATGGACTTGAAACTGATTTAGGTAAGGCTGCTACTCAAGCATTTACTCCCGCTTGGGCTAGAAATTTTTTACTATATCTAAATGGAGATGACTCAAAGAAAGAATGGGTTGACTCATATACTTCTGAGTGGAACTACCAAATGGCTTTATATGATATGGGGCTTGGTAAAAAACCAACAGATAAATCAGTGACTAGCGAAGCCAAAAAGAAATTTTTAGAAAAAGCCGCTTGGCAGTTTGGTTCTCCAATTGGCAGCCCTGCTGTAATTGATTCTCGCCCTGATAGCATATTTTCAACATACTTTAGAAATGCTGTTGATAAATATAAGGCTCAAGGTATGAGCGATAGAGATGCTAAGGCAGCCGCTGAGGTTGAACTTAACACTCAAGTGTTGGCATTCGGAGCAAAGAATCCATTCCCAA